AAGACAATGTATCGAGTAGCCTCGACAACCTCCAGCTCTGTTGATATCCGAAACGCTGGATAGTCCTTAATAAACTTTTCAAGTCGTACCTCCACTGGCTCATAATCGGCTAAATTAAACATATAGATCATTCTCCTCTGTTGCTAATTGTCCTGCGAGTGCGGCATAGGATGCCATGTCGATCCAGTTGTCAATGTGCTGGGCTGTTTGATTAGTCCTTGCAAGTTTAACCAAGACCATGATCCCTGCCACCTGATAGTCGTGTATTGGTGTTTGGAGGTATGCACTGAGGAGCATTGCGGTGTGTTGCAGGTTATCCGCAGGGTGACCATATGACAGCCCACGGTCACGAATCGTGTCTGTTGCTGTAAGTAGGATTTCATTAGCTAGCATTTGCTGCTGCTCGCTGATACTTTTTAGCAAGGGCAAGACCCTCGCGCTTACCCTCGTTAAAGCCTTGAGACCAGCCAACTACGTACCAAAGCACGTTAGCAGCTAATAAGATTAAGATCATCGGTAATTGCATTTGTGTACCTATCTGTAGCCAGTGCCCTTGACCGGCTTACGATATTAGTGTGACACACCCACACGACATAATCGTGCATATTTACATAACGATTTGATAACGCTTTAGGCGTATAACTTACCGTAAAGTGTGAACGATCCGTCCTTGTTGATAGGAACGAGCATAGGGCTAACACGATCTCCATGCGTTTCTATGACTGCTACAGACATCTGCCAATTAGCACTGCCAGCCTTGAGATAAGAGGCTTTCTTCTTGTCCATAACATTTCCTGCCTCTAAGCCCCACAAAGTCCTGTATGAGGCTCCTATGCCCTCTGTGAAGGCACTGATGCCTGCCCTGTGAGTATGTCCACAGACTACAGACTTGCCAAACTTCTTAGCCAAACCAAGGGCAGTAAGTCCAGCGTTAGAGTTCATAGATCCTTCATCACCATGGACTAAGACCCAGCCTCTGTGAAACTCAAAGGGCTTTTTGTGGAATCTGATGCCGAGTCCGGCGAAGTCCATAAACTTGGCGTACTCAAGCTCTGGCAATCCAATGAGGCTAGGTGCTCGTAATAACGTATGGTAGAGCCTGTCTGTGTGATTGCTGCGAGTGACATCTGTTGTGCCGAGGTCATAGAGAATATTCTGAGCAAGGCTTCTGTCAGCATCTAACGTCCCCTCCCACTCTAACTTAGTGCCCTGTGCCCACTTGCTTTGTGACTGCATATCTAGCTCGTCACCAGTGTTCAACACAAGGTCAAACTTCTCACGCTTTACTAACTTGATTAGATTCTTAACGGCTTGCTCGTGGTGATAGGGGATCTGTAGATCCGAGATCACTAGATAGCGTTTTTTAATCATCGTCCTCATCTTCGTAATCGCCGAACTTCTCTGGATCGACTGGGTCTGGCAAGATCCAACCCGGATACGACTGAGGCTCAGTGATCATGAACATGGCTATATCTTCCTTAAAGCCTGCTCTTTTAAGGCTACAGAAGTATTCATAAAGCCCAATGCAATAAGCATCTAACTTAGAGTAACCCTGCTCCTCTAGTGCCTTTGTCGCTTTTCTTGCCATGGCTAAATTATCGCTCTAAGAGTAAGTTATAAATCTCATCGACACGCCCGTTAAGTCTTTTGATTTCAGACATAAGGTGTGTAATAACAAACCCAGACAAGCCACCGAGAATTGCTAGAGTGGCTAGGTATAGGGTAAAGAAGTCGGCTTGTGTCACTTCTTCTCTACCTGATCTATTGCAGCTTCTAAAGAATCGACCACGATGTCTGCTACAGACTTCTTAGCGCGGTAGGACTTAATTGCTTGGCGTAGCACAGGGATAGCGATTACTCCTGCAATACCGGCAATGATCATTGAGAGGTTATTCATTAGATGCTCCTAACATAGGTACTTGAAAAAAAGCCCCATCATCGTCAGCTTCTTTCGCAAACGAGATGTGACAGTGGTGGTTGTGTTTGTTAGCCCCTGTGTATTCTCGCCATGCCCATCCTTTTTTTGATGAGGCGATACGACCATCAAAGATAATATAGGTAATTCTCCGCTCTTTTTTAGACTTGCATAAGAGACGAATCTGATCTGCAATATCTGGCATGAGGTCTGGCTTGCTCCTACCACTGACATCACGATCAACATCGATGGCACGAACCCAGCCATTAACATCGGGATTATGATCGCTAGGGCGAGCTGCGTGTCGGGTATCACCGATCCAGCCATCCGATGTGCGGTCACGATCTGGGAATGTGTCATCAAACTGCTCTCTTAATTGAATTGCAGCCTTTGAGAGTTTAGGCTTCATCCAAGTAGTAGAGCTGCTTCATCGGCTGTGATGCCTAACTTAGCCAGTAGTGCATCCTTAGCCTGAGCCTTAGTTGCTGCATCTGCTGCATCTTGTTCTGCCTTAGTTGCGGCTGCTTCAGCATCCGCCTCACGCTGGGCGATCTCATCGGCTGTCAAAGGACGTTCGATGACCTCACCTGTTTCGCAGTTTACTTCGATTGCTGTTGTCATTATTGCTCCTTATGAGTTTTTGATGCCGTAGAGATAGAAAGATGAACCTGCAATCATGTCACCGCTTTGCGCTCCGATTGTCATAGAACTGATTGCTGAGGATGATCTAAACAGACCAGCGGTTGCATTCATAAACGATGAGGCGGCATTATTTTCCTGAGTACCAGTACCGCCCGTAGGTTTGTCATTGCTTGTTGCATAACCAGGCACATATATTTCATTAGAGTCAAATATATTAGCCGTATAACTAGTATCCTCAAGGCTCCCAACGTACTGAATGAAAGAAGTGTTAGATGCTTGACCTGAAGCAGCCGCGCTTCCTGATCCAGTCAGGCGTATATGCGAATAAGAAGTGCCACCAGTGCCGTTGAAAGTAATGACGTAGTTAGCTGACGTTGTACCACGACCTGTCCAGCGCACCACTAGATCTGTATAAGTGCTAGGGATTGCAGAGAAGGTAACAGATGCAGCCGCTGTGGCTAAGACGTTAGATGATAAAAGTACGTAAGTATTAGGCATTTTTGACTCCATAAAGGGTAAAGGTTGAGCCAGTCAAGAAGTTAGCGCCAGCACCACTTACCAAAATAGACGTTACGGCAGATGCAGAACGCCATAGTCCCACACCACGACCAACATATCCAGAGCCATTATTGTCTTCGCTAAAGCTAGTCAATACTGTCTTAAAGGTAGATCCAGCATAACTGAATATGTCGAATGTATACATATGCGGAATGGTGCTAGATAATCCCGCTACTGATTGGTAACCAGAACGGATACGAGAATCATTTGCTCCTGTGTTGGTGCTTGAAGCAGCAGATCCCGAACCTGCAATAAATGTTCCACTGTAATTTGATGCTGAATCACCATTAAATTGAATCATCGGTGCACTTCCTGCATCTCCTGTCGCAACCAAAACAATTTTGAGATCAGTATAACTAGCAGCAATACTAGAAAATGTAATGGAAGCTGCAGAACTTGATAAAGTCTGCGTAGCGATTGGTTCGTATGTTGCTCCTGCTGGCATAATTACCCCTTAATTCCGTACAGTGAAATAACCGAACCATTTACAAAAGTTGAAATTACATCAGTTAATTCGATGCTAGTAATTGCAGAAGTAGATCTCCAAGCACCTGATTGTATAAACAAATATCCATCTGAAGCATCATTATTATTCTTACCGCCAATAGATCGCATAGTCTTAAACTTTGTTGTACTGGCATAATCAACAATATCTACCACATAAGGAGAATAACTTGCAGTAGGAGCACCAGCAGCATTAACAGTTAATAATACGACTCTTGTGTCGTTCGCCACCCCATCTGAGTTTGCAGTTGCACCATTACCATATAAACGATGGTTATTGTAATTTGCCGCTGAATCGGAGTTAAATCTAATTCTTACAGATGTGTCATTTGATGCACGATTTGACCTAGCGTGAATGCGTAATTGCAAGTGTTTAAATGTGCTAGGTATAGAAGTAAAACTCAATGTTGATTGAGATGCACTTGTAGTGACAGTAGCAATAGACTCATAAGATGCGCTGACAGCTGCGGCACCTGAGTCTATGACAGATACGAATGAATTAAGCAATGCCGCCCACCACATACCATGTGTCTGTCCCAGTCTTTATGCAAGCTGCTGACTTGTATTGAGCAAGGGTAGGAGATGCGGCTACTGCACCTGCACTCAGAACTGTAGTAGTACCAGAAGTCACTGCTGAGATAGTGCATACACCAGCACCGATGTTAAGGACGTTAAGCACTGTACCGATAGGGAAAGCTACGGAAGCGTTAGTAGGGATCCTAAAGGCAATAGCAGTTGCCTTGTTCATTATATCTAAGACCTGATACTGATCGGTAAGTACTGCTGTGTAGTCGGCAGTATTGGCAGCGTCAATGGTAAAGGCTGTCAGTCCATTCATGTTAGTAGCCGAAAGGACGTTGCCTGTTGAAAATGGAAATCCGTTTGCCATGATGCTCCTTAGTAACTTAAAACGCTAGTGTCTAGAATACCGTATAATGTCGAATCCAGTATGAACCCGTCAATGATTGGCTCAGCTGTGCCGAACCTAGTTTTCCATGAGTTTGGTGTGATTGAGTGAGATATGTTAAATACCTGCACAGTCTTAGATAGGGTCGTACTGTTTGGCTGGGTTGTGGTCACGCTAATCGGGCTAAAGAAATCCAACGAGAGACCAGCGATAGTTCCTGCTGTGTAGTTGTCCTGCTGTAGATCCAGAGTGAGTTCATCCACTCGTACAGTTGTGTCCTTACGAGAGGCAATGAAAGCCTTGCCATAATCTAAAGCTTCTGCATCTGTCTGCATGAGCAAACCAGACTGGTTGTAGCTGTGAGTAAAGAATTTAGCAATAGAGGCAGCATCTGAGGTTGTCTGGACTGTGCCGCCTGTACGAGTAATAGTTGCTAGGTTGTAGACCTGAGTGTCATCAAAGACCCACTTGACGTCAAAATAGCCAATGGCTGTGCCATCATCCTTAAACACTGTTGGAGTGCCTGCAACGGATGAAACAGTAAGGTTACGATCTTGGAAGGTTAAGCGCCCAGTTGTGTCCATATAGATTGCGCCATACTCGGTTGTAGCCACAGTCTGTAAGGCTGCTAAGGCTGTTCTCTGAGTCGCTGGATCTGCTTGGCAAGTAGTTAGTCCGGTATCAACATCTCGCAGGCTAGTAGGCCAGCCAATGGTATCTAGAATCTTGGTAATGCGTGTGCCTGTTGTATCCCCTGCAACAGCCCCAGTGACTCCAAAAAATTGAGCGTTCTGGAATAAGCGAAAGCCATCCACAGCTGTAACAGTTGTATAAACAATATCGCCATCAAACTTAGGCGTGGATGTGTTGTAGCCTGTTATGTATCCTGCAAACATCGGATAAGTTACTCCCGAGTAGGTTGCAGTTATAGTTATCTTACGCATTGGGTTTAGGTAAGTGTAATAAGGTGAGGCTGGGTTTTGTGGATTGAAGTTACCATTCTGATCCAAGATGCGGATAGAGGCTGTGCCTGTCTGAAATTGTTCAGATGAGATGTTACGCCCGCGGTTAGTCTGAACGCTGTCTAATAGATCAGAGACATCCACAATAAGACTAGCTGCTGAATCAGACAGGACATCTGCTCCACCTATTTCAGATGTGCCTAAGATAAACGGATATCCAAAACTTGCTCCAGTAGAGAAGTCAATGATTACATTTATGACTGGTCTGGTCATAATGCTCCAGCAGTAGTTAAGAGGTCTCCACGCTTGTTAAGGCTAATAATTGAGTTCTGGATCATTAGGGTTAATTCTTCTGGGTTAGCAATAGTGCCAGCATTAACCACTACATTTATGCCGCCATTCTTTTGCGCTCCCGGAAAGCCGCTAGAGGCATAGTTGCCTGCTGAAGTTGAATAACCTCCACCGACTACAGGTACAAAGCTGCCAGCAGCTAGTGCATCAAGAAGTGACGGAGTGCCTGCACCTGCACCTGCGCCTGCTCCAGCACCACCGCCACCGCCACCGCTAGTGCCACCTCCAGCAATCATCTTTAACTTTGCAATAGCAGCATCTAAGTTGGCTAAGTTGATTAGATCCTTGGGAAGTATTGCATCAAGGATGCCTTTAATCTCAGTTAATTTAAGGCTTTGACCACTAAGAGCACCAAGCACTCCAAGGTCTGCATTGAGTTTAGCCGTTGCGTTAGTTATGGCTGCAACATCCTTGGAGGCTATTGCTTCTTCCAAGGCTAGGATTGACTGCTTGACCTCAAGGCGAGCAAGGTCGTTAGTAATCTGTAATAGTTGTGCTTGACTAGTCACTTTGCCCAGTTGCTCGGCTGCACTCTTCTCAGCTGCTGCTAACTGGATCTTCTCCATGTCAAAGACATTAGATCCCTTGCCTAGGGCTAGGTTAGCCTTGTCAATGGCTAGTTTTAATCTAGCGGCTTGCAGAGCTTTTTGATCTTCCTTTGTAATCTTCTCTTTTGCTCTAGCAGTTATATTGGCATATCTAGCTTCTAATTCGGCTAGATGTGCAAGCCCTTCGGCTGGATTATTAGCTGAACCTGCTCTGCTAGCTTTGCCTGCTTCTCTAAAAATCTGTATAAAAGATCCAATAATAGGTATCATTCCTACATCTAAACCAGACACACCTGGCAAGCCTTTTAATTTTTCTGTCATTACACCAATTCCACGAATGACATCTGCAATATAAATTGCTGTATCTTGCATAGCTTTGGCAAGATTATCGACTGAATCTTCATCGCCCAAACCTTTAAGGGCATCTATAAGACCAACACCAATAATTTCTTGAGCATTACTTGATGCAACAGATAACTTGTCCATTGAACCTTGGAAGGTGTTAGCAGATTGTGTTGCAGATCCGGCAAAAGTCTGTGCTAATTGGTCAGTAATTTGCTTGAAAGATTTAGACTTTAGATCAGCTTTAGAAATACCTACGCCTAATTTACCTAGGGCTGTGTTATTCCCTAGATATGCTTTGGAAATTGCCCCTGTTACAGAAGCTAAATCTCGTCCTGTGGACGCACTAATATCTAGAGCAAGTTGCAAGAGCTTCTGTGACTCAGCTGAGTCTCGTGTTGCGACCGCTAGTTGCTGATAAGCAGGACGTAACTTGTCATCCAGAATGCCAAACTCAGACTGTAACTTCTGGATAAAAGCTTCAGAGGTAGCAACATCGCGCCCAAGCCCCACATTCTTAAGAGCCAGTGCTAACTGCTTCTGTGCCTTCTCATCGGCTGCTGCTGCTTTAATCGAGGCTTTACCAAAGGCTAAGACTTGCTGAACGCTGAAAGCCACACCAAGAGTCTTGGCAGCACTTTTAAGACCTTTAGTTAATTTATCTGTAGAAGTCTCGGCTTGCTTAAAGGCATTCTTACCTGTGAATTCTGCTGCAATGTCAATAACTATATTTGCCATGATTAACCTCTCGCCTTCGCTGTTGCGTTAAGTTTATCGGCTGCTGTCTTAATAGCATTAAGGACTGACTCTCTAGCCTTGCCTTGGTTTTCTTCATAAGCACGATACAGGGCGCGACCTTCCATCTTGCCATCGCCTTTCATCTGTGCGCCAAACTTGCCATTCTGGTTTTGCACAAAGCGACTGCTAGAAGTTTTGCGACCCATAGTTTCATAGATCGCTCCAGCTGCGGTCTTATTAAAGACACGAGCGAGTGATCTAAAGCCTCTACGGTTTGGCTTTGATGGTGAAGTCTTATAACCGATTCCAGCTTTAACCTGACGAGCAGAGTAAAAAGGGAACCTAGCCTGAGAGTTATCTCTTGGCAGCCAGCCGCTTAGGACTGATCCGTCATCCGGTAGATAACCTTTAGCAGTCTTGGTGATTGGCTTTAAGGCTCCAGCGATTTCCTTCTGAGTTTCTTTACCCAGATCAGGAGCAAACTTACGTAAGGCTTTGCGGAGTTCAACGCCGCCCTTTACGCTTGCTGGCATCGTCTACCTCCTTCGCTTCATCTCTGAGACCTTGCAGGAGTGCATCTAGCATGGTCTTATCTAGTTCTAACAGTTGCTGTGGCGCGATCCCCAACCTAATGCTCAAGCGAGCGATTAAGTAGGTGAATGGTTGATCGCGCTTTAAGCTAAAGGGTCTGAGTCAAGCACCTCAACACTTTTAAGTGTCTCAATGAAGTCCAACCCGAAAGGCTTAACAGTTTCACCTGATCTGCGTGTTACTTCCCATGCTAGCCAATAGACATCGCTCTGCTTTTCTTCATCGCGGAACGCCTTATGAAAGCCCTTTTTAGCGTACTGCTCAAACGAATACTCCACTGCTGGAGTGATCTCGCCTTCTAATACGCTTCCATCTAGTCGAACTATCTTTAGTTTTGCCATGGTTTGCCCCTTTGTTTAGTTGTTTAGAATGTGCCTGTAGTGGCTACTGCAACAGTTGAGTTACATGTGAATGTAATTGACTGTGTACCAATATCGCCTACTGCGCCATTGATGTCTGTTGTGTTATTGACAAGGATTGAAACAGTGTAGAGAGGGTTTGTAGCAGAAACTGCTGTTCCCTTTGTCTGAAGGAATACAGCTGTGACTGTTGTTCCCCATGCTGCCTGTAGTGTTGCCAATACGTTTGCTGTTGCTGTGTCGTTAAGGAAGTCGATTGTCACTGTAGATGACTCAAGACCCTTTACAAACTTGTGTGAACTGTCACCCATTGCAGTAACTTCTAGTTCATCGAATACGCGGTTGATTGTTACTGCTGTAACATGGTCTGAAAGATCGACTGTGTTGATCTTCACGCCCACATTGTTATTTAGAAATACAGCCATGAGATTATTCCTCGTCTTTCTTAGTAGTTACTGGCTTTGGTGCTGGTGTGCTAACCTGCCCGATTTTCTTCAGGAAGGCTTCATTCTCTTTTTCCCACTCGGACATATTAACTCCAACTCGTTAGGATACTGACTGACATCTCGCAGCTGAGTAGGTCTCCCGATCCAGCATTAAGAATACTTGGTGCGCTTACTGCGCTTACATTATACGTTAAAGATGATGCTGCTAACTTAGCGAACACGCCACAAACGAAATCTTCTATCCCGTTAAGGTTTCCCTCGTTATCAAATAACGGAGCAACGATCAGCAGCTTGAAGGATGCCATAGGGCTAATACCAATATGCTGATTATTAGTAGGTGTTATATATGGATCATCCGGTGAAACGATTACAGAGTTAGCCAGCACGACAGATGGCGGAAAGGCAAAAACTTGATATTTATTATTATCTACTAGCGCTGTGGCTAAAGTAGTCCGGAGGGTTGTAATCGCTACTGGAGGCATTAGCCCACCATTGAGCGCGGATCTAGTGCATGGGCGATCAAACCTCGCACCTTAGCGAGAAGCTGTGCGCTCATTCGGTAAGGGCTTGGCTGGAAATCGACAGCGTTACTGCCTGAAAGGGTGGCTGTACGCGCTTGCCAGATCTCAACAGATATCATAAGAGCTGCTTGCTGGACTGCTTTATCTTCTGCCCAGTCTGTTGTCACATCTGCTGTAACTGTGCCATAAGGATTAACATTATGGCGTGGGGTTGCTGCTGGAGTTCCAGTTATGGTGTAACTGATTGAATAATCGCCTACTTCTGTAATAGTTTTAGATCCATTAAAGTGTGACTTATTGCCAGTTACGACAACTGTTTCACCAACATAAAATATATCTTTAACTAATTGGTCAAAGTATAAAGTGCCTTTTGTGGTGGTGTTTTCATGTGCAATATTGAAATAAACATCTGCCCAAAGCATTGGAAGTAGGACTGCATCAGATGCATCGCATACTTCCTGAAGGACGGCATCTGTATACAAAGTACCCACTCCGAGGGTTGTACGGAGTTCTGAGACTGTTGTAAGTGCCATGATGTCCTTTCTAAAGACTCTAGGGGATCGGAGGGCTACCGACCCCCTAGAGCGACTTAAGTGTGGCTTACGCCTTGTTGTTCTTGAATGCGCCTGCGCCGACCTTAGTAGCGATTGCTCCAAAGCCGTAGTAGCCGATTGTTACCTGTCCTGCTGCTGTTGATTCAGCGCGTAGGCGGTATGTTGGTGACTCGTACCAAGTGTATGCATCTGGGTTCACGATAAGGATTGTTCCATCGCCATCGCCAGCGTTTGTTGGATCAACGTATAGGTTGAGTCCTGCAACGTTACCTGTCAATGATGTTGGTGCTACTGCTCCGCCAGCGTTCATTGGCTGTGATGCTGTGTAGATTGGACGTCCTGAATCGTTTAGAGACATGATGTTAGACCATTGTCCTGTTGATACGACCATGTTGCGAGCAAATGGGTTTGGTAGTCCTGCTGTTGCTGCGTATACAGAAGCTGATCCGCGAGCGACAATTCCTAGCAATTCTGCTGCTGTTGGATATGTCACTGTTGTTGTTGCATCTGCTGTTGCGCCTGAGATAAGAGCAGCGTTTACTGCTGCGTTTGTTGTCTTTGCGTAAGCTGCTGCCATGTTGCGTACTAGCTCATCAAAGAATGCTGGAGAAGTACGATCTAGCAATTCAACAGAGAATGTCTGCTGTCCTGCATACTTCTTAACAGATACTGATAGGAACGCTGAGTTCTGATCTGTCTCTGTAAATGCTGCGCCTTCTGCAACTTCACCAACTGTTGGCATTACTGTGATCTTTGGGATCTCAAATGTCATACCGGCATCTGGCAATACTCCACGAGAGATTGCGTCAATGCTTGGACGGATTGTTGTACCTAGTGGGTTGATGATTTCAGATAGTTGGCGTGTTGGTACTAGACCAGCGTTGTCTGTTGTGTCATCTGCTGCTAATAGGTATTGACGAGCTGACTCATCACCTAGTGCTGCACGGATTGTGTTTTCTGCATACTTAGCCGCTGTAACTTCGATACGTGGCTTTGTAAAGTATGCTGCTGAAACAGTTGGGCGAGCAGCTTCAACCGCTGGTGCTTCAACTGGTGTTGCTTCG